CAGGCCGCGAAATCCCTAGCCGCATGGAAGGAGGCCCGCAGTGAGATACGAAATTAAAACAATTCATGACGATTATGACTGCGAAACTTGCGGGGCGAGTTATGCGGAAGGCTACCAAATATACCGTGACGGAAAGCTAGTCCACGAAATGAAACCTGTTGCGCATTGCTACGGCGGAAGTGATTTCAAAGCTGAGGATTGGGCTATATGGATTATTCGGGATCTTGGACATGACGTATGGATTGATGGTTGGGAAGCCGCTCTCGCCGCCGTGAAAGGAGGGAGCGATGAATAAAGAATTATTGGATAAGCTAATGGAGTACATTGACGCTCGCATAGATGAGAAGCTCGCACGACAATCATCCGATGGCGGGTTTACCGAATCAATGTGGTGCGCGGCAATTAAGGGGGAATTAGAATCTCTAGCCGCTGTGAAAGGAGGGGAGTCATGAGATACGAAATAAAAACAATTCATGATGATTATGACTGCGAAACTTGCGGTGGTAGCTACGCGGAAGGTTACCAAATATACCGTGACGGAGAGCTAGTCCACGAAATGAAGCCTGTTGCCCATTGCTTCGGAGGAAGTGATTTCAAAACTGAGGATTGGGCTATATGGATTATTCGGGATCTTGGACATGACGTATGGATTGATGGTTGGGAAGCCGCCCTCGCCGCCGTGGAAGGAGGGAGCGATGAGTAAGACACCATTGACAGATCACTATACAAAACGACTCCGCAATTTTTGTGGTGATGAGTTTGTGCCGATTGAGTTTGCTCGTACGCTAGAAATTCAACGCGACAGGCTGGCGGAGGCTTGTAAATTACTTATGCGTGTGATCGGAGATCCGAACGCAAGCGCAGAAGATTGGTGGGCAACTGAAGATGAAATCAACGCCGCATGGAATAGTGGAAACGAAGCCCTCGCCGCCGTGAAAGGAGGCCCGCAGTGAATAGGCGACCAACACCGGAGACGGATGCGCTTGCTGCCGAGCACAGAGGAGCCGTGATATGGCCAGATTTCGCCCGCCGCCTTGAGCGCGAGCGGGATGAGGCGCGAGCTGATCTAGAATTTCGCCGTGGGCTTTTCAAACTTCAAGAGCAGCAACTCAATGAGGTGAGAGTGGAGAACGAACGACTTAAACGACTTGCCACATGGCCGCATGATACCGACCCATTCACCTCGCCCGATCACGACAACGATTCCAACATTTACTCATGACAAAAATACATTGGCGCATATGCGCCTGCTGCGGACTCCCGAAAGCACTAGAGGAGTTCCGCAGTACCCCCAACTGCAAAAAGTGCCAGAACAGAACCAATGAAAAAAACAGGACGCAAACCACTACCCGAAGGGCAACACAGGATAGCAAGCTCACTCACGATGTCACCACAAGCATGGGAGATTCTTGACCGAATCTGCCAAGACCACTTCCGAGGGTCAAAGAAGACAAGGAGCCGAGCCGTCGAGCATTTCGTGCTTAACGCCGAGAAGTACCTGTACTTGTACGAAGCATGAGTATCCACTACATCTCACAGGCATGGAAGACACCCGTGTCGTCACTCGCCGCCAAGCTAGTCCTTCTGAAGCTTGCAGACAACGCAAGCGACGAGGGTAAGGCTTGGCCCCACATCGAGACCATCGCAGCCGAGACAGGAATGTCGAGGAGCAGCGTGTTCCGGGCGTTGGACGAGCTTGAGACTAGCGGACTGGTCGAGCGTCATCGAGGCCGAAACGAGGTCATCTATCAAATCCAGAGGTCCCACCATGAGACCTCTAGAAGTCCCACCATGGGACCCCAGAAGTCCCACCATGAGACCTCTACAGGTCCCACCATGGGACTTACCCTTACTAAAGAACCGTCAAGAGAACATATAGGGGAAGAAACGGAGAAACCCAAGAGGTTCAAGAAGCCAACCATTGCCGAAGTCCACGCCTACGGAATGACCCTCACCCCACGCTTCCTCAAGGCACAACAGTTCTGCGACTACTACGAGTCAAAGGGTTGGGTCATTGGCAAGTCTCCCATGAAATCGTGGAAGGCAGCAGTTCGCACTTGGCAGGCCAAGGACAAACCAGTAACCAAATCCCAGACATCCGACCAATTCGGAATATGAATAAAAACCTTAAGACCAGATTGGCTAAAGTGGAGCGTGAAAAGATCGAACTGGAACAACAAATCGAGCATCTCACAGAGGTTCTTGAGATCACAGCTAGACGGCACGCAGCACTGAAGGCAATTGTTGACGAGTTTCAGTGGGCTAATCGACCAAGACAATCTCTGACCATCATCACAGGACCAAGAACAACCAAATGAACACAGAACCAACCATCCCATCCGCTCACCCTTCCGAGAAGGCAGTCATCTCAAGCATCCTCAAGGACTCAACCCTGCTCAAGCGTGCTGCCGCTGATGGGTTGTCTGCCGACTCGTTCCACCACCCCGATACCAAGACACTCTGGGAAGTCTGCCGTGAGCTTCCAGCGTCCGACAACAACCAGTTCGACCTTATCGCAGTCGTCCAGCATTTGACCGATCAAGACAGACTGGACAGAATCGGTGGAGCGGCACAAGTCGTCGAGTGCTACAATTACTCGCCAACCCCCGCAGGATGGAGTCAGTGGGTTGCAACCCTCAAGGAATACCAAGCACGCAGGTTGGCGCAATCCGCGGCACGGGAGATCGCAACCGCGGATGATGCCGCAGGAGCCATTGCATCCTTCCGAACCACCCTCCAAAGCTTGCAACAGGTCGTATCTGGCAGGCAGAGGTCAATTGACGCTGATAAGGCATCCAAGGAATTCATCGAGAACTTGATGCAGAACTATAACTCTGGAGACCTTCCGGGAGCTTCCACAGGCATCCAAGAGATCGACGCTATTTGTGGCGGAATGCGACCCGGAGAGTTCTGGGTTGTGGCTGGAAAGCCTTCTAGAGGCAAGTCCGTCCTAATGCTACAGATCGCCGCAAAGTTCATCGGTGACGGCAAGCCAACGGCAATCCATTCGCTGGAGATGATGAACCACGAGGTCATCGGTCGATTGATCAGCGTCATGACCCACACAAATTACGGGTCGATCACCCAGCCAAGGACCGCAGCCAAGCATGAGCTTCAGAAGATCCAGCGTGGTGTCGAGCAGATCAGCAATGCCCCACTCTGGATCGATTCTAGTTCCAACCAGAGCATCGATAGCATCGCGGCAGAAGCCGAGCGCATCCGTGACCTGCACGGAAGCCTCGACCTTGTCGTTGTGGACTACCTGCAACTCATCCGTGGCGCACGATCAAGCCGAGAGTCACGCGAGGAAGAAGTCGCCAGAGTCTCTGGTGGCCTCAAGCAGCTAGCCAAGCACCTTAAATGCCCAGTCATCTCAGCCTCCCAACTCAACGACAACAACCAAGTCCGAGAGTCCAGAGCTATCGAGCAGGACGCAGATGCCCTACTGTTCATCGCAGAGGACGGAATCAAGGTCGGCAAGCTCCGAAATGGTCAACGAGACGTAGTCCTACCACTCAGACTCAACGGCCAATACCAAGAGTTTGTCTGACCAGACAGACAACATCCTCCACCAAACCGCGCTAGATCGCTCCAGATTCGCTCACACAGCGTCTGGAGCTTTCTTGTGGGTAATGTGTCCATAAATAGGGTCGAGAGCATACAGGGGCATTTCCGTGCGATTACGAGGGTGATGCCAAATCCCATCAAATTACATGGGATTGAGAGGGTGAGGGAATCGCTCCCACTTTCGCAAAAGATTTCCGAAACACGCACGCGAGGGTTGAGTCACCCACTACAGGTTGTGTTGCGCCTGCGCCGCGGCAGCCGCGGAACTCCCGCGGAACCACCAAATCCTGTGGAACACCGATGGATGCTGGTGATTTCCGTGGAACGCGACTCCGCATTACGAATATATGTACAAGTGCTGAGCCAAGACCGGGGCGGGGGGGATCGGATTTTGGCGCGGCGGAAAAAGCGGGGGCGATTAACCCCCCCTTCAAAAATTGCGCAAAGTGCCAACTTCAGATTCCTGCTTGACGCATCCACATTCCCTATCCACATCGTGGATATGTCTACTCCCGTTGCATACGATCTACAGGGGCAAAATGGCAGCACGGTTTTGAATGCTGGCACGTCCTACACTGGTAACATCCGCTGGATTCAAGTTGTGAATGATGCTGTGCTTGGTACTGTTGCCAGTGCGTCTGGTAACGTTGCCAACCCGACCCGTTTGCAGTCGATTACCCTTCCTGCGGGATTGGGTATTGGTGGCCGATTCTCGTCGGTTGCGGTGACTAGCGGCGTTGTCATTGCCTACTTTGAGTAATGTCTCAATTCCGTTCCACTGGTGGGATGGACGACTCGATTGCCGAGGATGGTGATCGGGGTTTTATTGGCGTGAACCAGCGGTTGCAGCTTAACCAGTTACAGGCTGGTGAGGTTAGGGAGTCCTTGAATGGACGGATGGAGGGCTACTGGCGGCCTCGCAAGGGGATCGTGGAGAAGACCAGTGCGTTGACTACTGGTAGCACTCCGTTGCAGTTGCCATTCTATCTTATCGACTCGCCCAAGACTATTTCCAATGTTACGGTCCCAACGACTGGGACCATACGCATTACGGTTACGGCTCACGGATTTGAGGCAGGATCTACTGGTTGGGCGACAATAAGTGGTTTAGATTCTGCGGTTAATGGAGATTACCTGCTTTCGTATTTTGATGCAGATACGTTGGAGTACACGGTAGCAGGAGTAACTTCTGTTTCTGATGTTACTGGCACTTTGTCCCAGATGCCGATCAACGATGCGGCTAACGCCAACGTCAGAGCTTCCTGCCTATTTAGCGACCCTAATACTGGCAACAAGGAGTACGTCATAATTGCCTTAGACACCGTAGCCAAGAAGGTTGACCTAGCAGACTACAGTGTCACGAACATTCCCTACCCTCCAGGCCTAGCCCTAGGAGCCGACACCGACATGATACAGGTGTTCGACAAGGTTATGCTCTTCCGCGATGGGCAGCAGGCGTTTGAGTGGTTTCCAAATGGTCGTCCTGTTTTATCCGCCTCGCAGTCTGGAACTACGACCGTGACCATGAGCGTCAAAGACCACGGGTTGCTTGCTGGTGCGCAGATTACGATTACTGGGCTTACTGGTGGCACTCCTGCCAATGGCACATTCACGGTGGTTTCAGTGACCGACCAAGACACCTTTACTTACACATTTACGACTAGCCAGACGCAGACCTTTGGCGTTTCTGATGCCACTATGACCGATGGGTTCACTCTATCACCCGGCGGCACATACACCCAACCACAGACATTTAATATCGAAGCAAAGGATGTCGATGTAGTTTCTGGATTGGTTACAGCCACAGTTACTGGCAATGTTACAGTTAGGGCTGGAGATATCATCGTGGTTCGTGAGTCCGCAACACCAGAGCTTTCTGGAATGGTTGGTAACGAGTACTATGTGACAGAGGCCACGACCACTACGATTAAATGGTATGCGCCTATCGGGGACTACAATACATCATCCTCTGATTCTTTTGAGTTTGGTGGTAGGTTTAGCGTTGGTGGTGGGTTCATTCATCAACCGGGTGCGCCTT